ACCACGTTTGGTATCTAGACTATCTATTTCTATATTATCAAGACCTACTCCATCTACAATGGAATTAGCAATATCTAACCCTAGTGATTCAGGGTGACCGTCACGATGCTTGTACAACTGTGCATACCACTTTTCCGGGTGTTCACTAAATGATACACCTGATTCGCGCGTAGCGAACCTAATAATCGCCCTCGTACTCATAATATCTGTTTTGTGTTTCTTCAATAATAAATCTACCCCATCTAGTGTGAAACCCGTAGCTATGTGACATACCTACAGGTTCATTAGCTAGAAGTAATCTCATCAACTTATCTTCATTCATATCTTGTTCTTCAGCTATATCTGTTATAGCACTAGCTAAAGAGCTTATGTTATGTCTAGGTTGTTTACCTAGCTCATCAACAATATAGTCTCTTACTGTGTCTGGTGTCATTCGAATAAATCTATTTTACTTAATAATTCTTTTGTTTTTTTCTCAATCATAGCTTCTAACAAATTTTCCTCCATGTTTCTTCTTATTAACTGAGCTAATTCATTCCAATCAAAATGGTTAAATGCATCTGGTCGTTCATCGTCGCCGTTAAATCGAGGTTCTGGTTTTGAACGATTACTATACCAACGAAGACCGCTACGGTTTTGATTAGTATGTTGTCTACTAAATTCAGCCATGTTATCAACAATAGTTTTAACATGCTCACGTATTTGAAGCTCTGCTTTGTGTTTTAATTGCTTTTCGATTTCGTTTGTTGTCATATTTCTACTTTTCTTTGTCTAACTTCTACAGCACCTAGTGCATATATTGATAGTATTACTATTATTTGCCAACTCATACTAGTCTAGTAAGACCATATACGCTTTAGCGTTATGAGTACGAAACCAGTCTAGACCTTTACGCATGTCTTTCTGCATTGGAGCAGTTCGCTCATCAAACATATCACCGTGATACCTCATCTCTATATACATTTGCGCACCCATTATCATGTCGTAAATTGATAGCTCTAATCCATTTAATTCGTATTCTTCTCCACTGAAAGGATTTCTTACAGTTCCTCCTTCCTCGTATACTTCTCCTTTGAACCATTTAGGTATTTTTTGTTTTGTTTCAGTCATAATTATGCTTTTTTAATAAATGAATCACCCCACACAAAGTCGTTCATAGATACATCATAGAAGTTATCATGTGAAAAATTAACAACTTGTCTTGCTGTACCGATAGGTAAATCAGTCCAGAATTTGTTAGTTTCTAATTGATTTTTAACATCCTCAACTAAGTAAGGGTATCTTTCTTTCTCTGCCAGTATTTTAGTTTTAACTGTTGGCTTCAGTCTTTGCCATAGGTTTTCCATAGGTTTTGTTTATTTAAAGTTAATATCTACGTTTTTTGCGTCGTTTTTCAGACTCTTCATTCAATTTGTCTATTAATCTAGCACAAAGATCTACAGAGATCTCTTCTGCGTAGTACAAATCATAAATTAATCTTCTCATATTTGTAATTTTAGTAGCTAGTGAGGAATCGAACCTCATTGTTTTCAGCACGAGCGCAACCGTGTTTCCTGTACCATACCTAGCTATTAGTAAGCCTTATTCCTTCACACTTATCTGGATCTATTTACACGTGACCAGAATCAGTCGAACCTTAAAGTTTGCTTACTCTTATTCTTCTTCAGCAACCGCAAAGACTTTTTCTAAGCGATCCATGATGCGTTGAGTTAATTCTTCTTGACATCTTGACCAATCAAGGTGGTCGATTTGAATTCTATTATCATAATCAATTTGTAACTCATATTCACAATCACTAACATCTATGTCAAACGTTTCACATGCTGACTCAACTATATGCTGTATTTCATCCATTTGAGCATGAGATAACTTAGGTTTGTTTAAATCTTCTAATCTTTTAGTAAAAGATTCTTGCTCTGCAACTAAGTTTTTAACGTTGCCACTTGCTTCTTCGATAAGAACTGTAAGTTCTTTTACTCTGTTTTCTAATTGTACTTTGTCCATTTGTTATTTATTTAATATATTATCCACAAGTGATCGTATTTAGTTTGTAAAAGTAGCATATACTTTCACACCTTTTACTGTACAAATCAACTCATGTCGTTTATTTTCTACTACTTTAGCAGATTTTGGTTGATATTTAGGGTTTTTACTGTTTAATTTTCTTTTTTTCATAGTAAATCGTTTTTAGGTGCAAATAATAATCTTGCTTCATTTACAATAGCTTCACAATCTTCGTCAGAAATATCACCTATATCTTCGTAATCGATGTCAAACTCGTCTAAAACACGAGCTATACCATCCCAGAATACGTTATCTAAGTGATCTTCTAAGCTATCTGCCATGTAACTTGCTATTTGTTCTATGTGTTCTGCTTCTAATTTCATGATAAATTATATCTTGTTCCGTCAATAATTACTTGAATATCGTCTTGTACTTTTGCAAGAGGATTAGATCTTTTTAGCTCGTTATACTCATCACGTGATATAGTAACTGTATTACCTCTCCATTTGTGGTCATACATAAACTCACGTTGCTCTCTAATCTGCTCAACATTCCAGTCACAACAACTATATAGCTTGCTACCATAACGGTTTTTAAGTATATAATTAGCTAAGTAAACAAGTTGGTCATCAAAGTTACCAATAAAAGCTGGCTTACTAGTTCTGTATTTAGTGTATTTTTTGTAATAACTATTCCAATACATCTCGTTAGTTTCATATCTTTTATTAATATACCACGGAGAACTACAGTGATCACTTACATCTCGCAAGTAACCTGAGTCATAAATAGCATACTTATACTTATAAGTGTTGCCTGTATAACTTAGTTTACTGATAGGTAACTCATAAACTGTCGTACTCTTCTTTTGTCGAGCAGTAGTTATCTCTTTGATACCCATTAGTTTAAAGAATCCTAGTGCATCAGTACGGTCTTCTAATTTGAAAACTCCAATTTTCTTGCTAGTAACTCTACCAGCTTCATCTAAATATCTGTTACTCATATTTCTGCATTATCTGTTATTATTTCACCATCTGCGTGTGACATCCACTCACAATCTGTTAACCTGTGACCTTCACCGATTAAGAAGTTTTCAATTTGCTCTGCTGAAGGATAGTCTTCTTTCATGTTTACCATATCATATACGGTAACATTGTACTGATGTACTCGTCCTTCTGTAAAGTCTAATACTGTTATATACATAGTTTTAATTTAATTTGTTCATAGATATTATCCATGAGCGTTCGTATTCATTTTGTAAACTACAAATTCTACTATATCAGATACAATAGTTTGTACTTCATCGCCAGTAAGACAATAGCCATCTAAGTAATCAAATTCTTGTATTACCTCGTTGTATAGTTCTTCTCTGTGTTCTTTTTCTTTTAGTGGTTTTATCACTCTAAAATTCTTCATAACTTTTAGTTTTAATTAGTACCCGAGATGAGATTCGAACTCATAACCTACAGCTTAGAAGGCTGTTGCTCTATCCAGTTGAGCTACTCAGGTAAGTGGTTACCGTAAACAAGTACCGTAACCTTTACGACGACTTGCTTTGTAGATTGCTTCAGCGGTTTCCTTACTTACAAGCTGTATAGTATTACCGGTTTTGTGGTTAGTGATTGGTACACAGGCATAACGAGCTGTTGTCGAACAGTTTATACATGTCTTGTAACCTAAGTCTAATCTACCTTGCGGTATTACCGCTGTGCATCTACATTTCATAATTTATCGTTTATTATATTATCTGCAAGTGGTCGTATTTAATTTGTAATTCTAGTTTCATTTGGAGTTTCCACTATTGGTTTATGTAGTTTAAACATCTCGATCGCTAAATCAAACTCGTTTTCACCGAACTCTTTCATCTGCTCAATAGTCTTCCATATGTCTAGGAACTCTTCCTGACCTGCTTCATAGTATTTGCTATCATCTGAGTATTCATAGAACCAGTCGTGTGACTCTAGTTGCTCTCTTAGTTTTTCTCTTAATTCACTTACTGTCATAGTTTTTTTATTTTTCTTGTGTTGTACCGAGCCAAACTCGTCGTTACAGTTAATAGTATTTATCTGCTTGTCTTTCATAAAATTGCTCTATTTCTATATTAATCCACTCATTTTCATAGTTTTCTACGTTAGTAGCACTAACCCACTTGCCAGTTTTCTTACATTTTAAGTACTCGCCTGCGACTTGCACTACTTCATCGTGAGTGAACTTTCTATCGTTCATCTCTGACATAAGTATATCCTTTATAGTTAAACCACTCGTCAACTCCTTCAACATCACTTTGATATTCTCTACAACCAAAGTTTTTTGGTAATTCACCGACTAAATATGGTCGCCATTTAGTTGATACTTTAACTCCTGCGAAGTCTTCTTGTAGATAGATACAACTATCTTCTCTTACTGTTTTTAGTATTTTCATAAGTTATTTATTTTACGTTTTACATTTATATTATCCACGAGTAATCGTGTTTAGTTTGTGTAATTTATATTACCATACCTGATTCTAGTGCTTTAACTTTCGCTGCTTCTAATTTAGCTCGCTTAGCTTCACACATATGGTTATTAATAATTTTAAATGGTGGTCGAGTTTGAAACTCAGTTTCCATAGTGACATCTTTGCCACAAAGTTTACAGTGTAATTGCATAATTTCTAATTTTAATAAGTTAATAATTTCTAGTTGTAGCGAGCGAATCGAACGCTCTGAATACCATAACTACATTACTCATTCATATTTGATTTACCAGGGAACAAGTGGAACTAACTGGGCTTTTTAACTCGTCGATTAAAACGCCGCTTCAGGAGTCATAACCTCTTCAGTCTCTTCAACTTCAGTTTCGACTACTTCATCAGTAGTAGTTTCAACTTCAGAAGAAGATATTACCGCTTCAGTTTCTCGAAGTACTTTCGGTATATTATTAGTCGCAGTGTACGACTTGTACTTCAACCAGCAGTTCATTGCTTCGAGTGAATCTTTCATAATTTCAAACGCTTTATCGTGAGAATAAGTGATTGTTTTACCGTTTTTGAATGATACTTCTACGTTAGTATCTTTTCCGATTAGAGATTGTCTTACTACAAATCTCTTTGATTTTAATAAATTTGACATAATTAGTTGGTTTTTATTTAGTTATTAATTTAATTTCGTTACGTATATATTATCTGTACTTGTTCGTATTTAGTTTGTGTAAAGTGGTATATTTATTTTGTTAATAATTTTAGTTAGGTGATATTCCACCACTTGTCTACTTGTGTAATTACTCGATAATCAACTCTTTAGTTAATATCGTAGCGATTACGCAAGGAATAGTTAACGCTAAGTTACCAAGTGAACCAGTTAAAGCGAATATGTATAGTGAACATATTGAGATTGATAGTGAACCGAAGAACGGAACGTAAGATATAATTTTCTTCATGTTTATTTATTTAGTTTATTTACAGTTATATTATCCAGTAGTAGTCGTATTAACTTTGTATAGTTAATTCTCGACAGAACGCAGGAATATTATTTGAATTAGTATACGATTTATATTTCGCGAAACAATTCATTGACTCGAATCTTTCTTTGTGAGCGTTATATACTTCATCGTGATTATACGATACTTCGACATTCTTCTTATTCTTGAATGTTATAATAGTATTAGTACCGATTAATGATTTACGAATAACGAATCTTTTTGTAGTTAAATTTGACATAGTTAATTTATTTTTAGTTGTTTATTTATTTTAATTACATTTATATTATCTATATATAGTCGTATTTAGTTTGTATAAAATTTAGTTATATAAAATATAAATATATATAAAAAATCGTATATATTAAAAAGGTAGAGGTAGGGCTGGGTAAATGAAATGCGTTTTCGTCGAAGGGGGGCGCTATAGGGGAGGGGGGCTACACTATACCCTAAAATTTACAATATTAAAACTATGACATTAGCCTTATAAGTTACCTAGTAACAGGCTATTGTCACACTTTTAAATTATAAAAAGTAAATGTGATTATACTGATAAGTAAAACAATTACAAACCAAAACAAATCAAATGACCTATTATTACTACAAAACCAGTACACTAAATACTGGACGACCTAACGTGTCGGAAGACAAGATCAACGAGTGGAAGCACTTAGCTGATAAAAAGAACTGGAGAATAACACAATTACCAAATGGCTACTATCAAACAGAAGTCAACAACCCCAGCGATGAAGAAAAGTGGGTTGATGTTACAAGAAGAGAAACTCTTGATGGAGCTGAAGCTGCTATCGATGGCAGTGTCGAACACTTTGGTAAAAAACTGGAGTTCGTTAACGGACCGAAAGTTATAAAGACATTCAAATAAACACATCGATAATTTAATTTAATTTAATAAAATACCACATTATGGAATACAATCTACCAAGCGAGTTGGTTAAGAGCCTAGACTTCGGTAACGAAGCAAAAAGCAAAGTAATTACTGGAGTTAACAAGCTTGCACAAGCCGTGAAGTCTACACTAGGCGCATCAGGTCGATGCGTAATTTACGAAGATGGACGAGGCAAACCGGTCATAACAAAAGACGGTGTAACCGTTGCAGAAAGCGTAGTCTTGCTTGACCCGGTCGAAAATATGGGTGCTACTTTAATTAAAGAAGCTGCCCGTAATACAGTAAAAGAAGCAGGTGATGGTACAACTACTGCCACCGTATTAGCTGAAGCGCTAATAAAATCTATAGATTCTGCCGTCGCTGCAGGATTATCAATCAGAGAAATAAAAGATGGGGTTAATAATTGCCTAGAAGAAGTGTTAGAGCACTTAAATTCTACGTCAATAGAGGTAAAAGACGATATGTTAGACTCTGTTGCAGCTATATCTTGCAATAATGACAAAGAATTAGGCGCTATTATTGCAGAAGCTTACGAAAAAGTAGGGAAACACGGCGTAGTTTTGATGGAAACGAGTGATTCTGAAGATACTTACGTAGAAATAGTGGATGGTGCGCAAATAGACTGCGGTCTTACGTCTCCACATTTTGTAACTAACACAGAAAAACACATATGCGAGCTAGATAATCCATATGTACTTACAGTTTCCTCTGAAATACCTAATATACGTAAGATACAAGGAGTACTCGAGCATGTTATTAAGCAAGGTAGAGCGTTATTAATCGTAGCACAAGTGTCTCAACAGGTAAAATCTGCGTTATTAATGAATAAAGTTAAAGGTAATATCAAAGTAAACATCGTTGATCCTCCAGGTTTTGGCCCTACACGTAAAGACGCTATGGAAGATCTAGCTATATTAACTGGTTCTACTGTTATTAACGAAGAACTAGGTGATGATCTAGACCTTATAACACCTGAACATTTAGGTGAAGTTGACTTCGCTGTCACTGATGACAAGACTACTACTATAACAATGGATGCTGCTACTCCGGATATACTAGAAAGGATAGAAGAGGTTAAGAATATAGTAGCTGAAGAGAAAAACGGTTTTATTAAGAAGAAGCTAGAGCAAAGAATAGCTACATTATCAGGTAGTGTAGGTGTTATTAAAGTTGGTGCTGATTCTAAAGTTGAGCTTAAAGAAAAGAAAGATAGAGTTGAAGATGCTATATACGCTACTAAAGCTGCTTTGCAAGAAGGTATAGTACCTGGTGGTGGTGTTGCACTGTTAAATGCTGCGGAAAAAATTTTAACCGGGCAAGCCGGCGAGGTATTGCTTTCAGCATGTAAAGCACCATACGAAACTATATTATCAAACGCTGGTTATAATGAGTTTCAAAACACACAGGAACCAGGTCGTGGTATTGATGTAGTAACAGGTTTTCCTGTTGATATGATAGAAGTAGGCATTGTTGATCCAGTGCTAGTAACTAAAACAGCATTGAAGAACGCTGTGTCTGTGGCGTTGACTATTATGTCTGCTGATTGTGTAATCTCAAATATACGTATCAATGAAGGCAGTTAATGATTATATAGTTATAGAGAAGATTAAAGAAGAGAAGAAAACCTCTGGAGGTTTACTTTTAACTGATGATACGGATGTTGATAATAGATACAAGAAAGGTAAAGTAGTATCTGTTGGTAATCTAGCTGAAATTATAAAAGTGAATAGTTTAGTTATGTATGATCAACACGCTGGTCATGATATAGATGTACTTGGCGTTATGTACAGAGTTATAAAACTTAGAGATGTAGTATTAGTAGATGAGGATAACAGCTGATGACATAAAGCAAATACAGCTATTTAAGTATTATAGAATAGTACGTAAGTGGATATGTAGAGCTAACAATATAAAAGATGCTGATCTAGAGTTATTAATATACTTAAACTGTTTAAATAGATTCACTAGAGATGAATTTATAAACGGCGTGTATGCATACTCTTGGGATAAACATCGCTGGGAAAGATTAAGAAGAGATGGTTGGATAGATGTTTGGCGAGAAAGAAATCGCACAACAATGAAGTACGCGATTTACAAAACGTCATTTAAGTGTAATCATATGATAAACAGGATTTACAAAATCTTACTTGGTGAGGAAGATATACCTGTTTCAATTAAAAACCCTTATTACAATAATAAATCTTATACAGATAAGGTTATGAATAAGGCTATTGATGATATGATTAAAGATAAAGACAGATGAATAAAAACACTCCTATATTTAGAAAGAATTTAGATAGCGGTATACTAGGTGAAGCTAATATCGATGGGAGTATATTTATAGACAGCTCTATAAAGAAAGGTAGTCAACTAGAGAAAGACGTTATAGCTCATGAGTCTTTTCATGCTAAGCAAATAAAGAACGGCATGTTGTCTTATACCGACAATAAAGTCACTTACAGAGGTGAAGACTATGAAAGGAAAGATGGTAAGATAAAGTACAATGGTAAGTTCTACCCAGAAGGTAGTGATGTTTTTCCTTGGGAGCAAGAAGCTAATAAAGCTATAACTAATAAATTCTTTGAAGACTTTGATGTGTCTGAGTTCAAGAACATGAAACCACCTAGTGATAGTTCTTATGATACTATGCTAGAAGTTAAAGAGCTTAATAAAATACCTTTAAATAAAGATTTTGTTAAAGATCATGATGATCTTCAAAAAGCTTTTAATAAATTAGCTGTAAAGAAAAACTTGAAAGATTACGATGAGACTATTGCAGCTGAGCTTGTAGCTGAGTCAGCACCTATAATATTAGAGTTGAAAAACTATTTTAATAGACCTAGACCTAAGAACGTTGCTGGTAAGATGAATATAAGTATGCAAGATATAGAGATGGAGTCTATGAAAACAATGTCTTATCCATCTGGTCACTCAGCCCAAGCATTTTTAATAGCTGGTGTATTAGGTGATCAGTACCCTAGCAAAAGAGAAGACTTTAAAAAGTTAGCTAAAAAAATATCTTATAGTAGGAGAGTGGCTCACGCCCACTATAAGACTGATAGTAAATTTGGTGAGCTCCTAGGAAAATCAATGTACAAACACATTAAAAACAAACAATCATGATGAAAAAAGCACCTGCTAAGATGATGAAAAAATCTCCAGCAAAAATGGCTAAGAAAGCTCCAGCGAAGATGATGAAAAAATCTCCTGCTAAAAAAGCTTTAGTTGGTAAACAAAAAAACTTACCAAAAGAGTTGAGAGATAAAATCTTAGCATCTCCAGCTAAAATGCTTAAGCCAGCGGCTATGAAGCTAATGAAAAAAGATTCACCTGCTAAGTTGATGAAGAACAAAAAGAAAAAGTAAATGGGGTTGCTGCAGAAAGTATTATCTACTGGAGCAGGTAAACTTATTAAAGATGTTGGTGGGGTCTTAGATGACCTCACCACTTCTAAAGAAGAGAAGTTAGCTGCACAGCAGAAAATTAAAGAGTTAATATCTAACCATGAGTTAGAGATGCAAAAGCAGGTGACTAATCGTTGGGAGGCAGATATGAAGTCTGACTCTTGGTTATCAAAAAATGTTAGACCACTAGTACTTATATTTCTAGTTGTATCAACAGTATTAATGATATTTATCGATGCTGGTGCTATAGCTTTTACTGTAGAACAGAAGTGGACTGACTTATTACAATTAGTATTAATAACAGTTATCGGTGCTTACTTCGGTGGTAGATCGATAGAGAAAACAAAAAAATAAAATTAAATTAAATTATGGCAACAAAAGAAAAAGTTGTAGACTTAAAAGCTAAAGCTGAAAAAGTAACTGACGAAGAGTTAAAGAAGTTAAACGAAGTAGTATCTAATATAAATTCACTACAATCAGAGATCGGTAGATTAGAAGCTCAAAAACATACATACCTACATAATTTAGCTATGGTAAGAGATGAAGCTGCTTTAATTCAGGCTGAGTTAGAGAAGGAGTACGGTACTGCTGATGTTAATATAAACGATGGTACTATAAACTATCCTAAGGATGGAGAACCACGTAATTAGAAAGATCACTATAGGTAAAGACTATAAGAACGATGCTATGCATTACTCTGTAGGTCAAGACGTCTATGGTGGTCATACGATATGTGATATACTAGAAGAAGAACAGAAGTACTCTATATATATCAGGAAGAAAGATATTGTTATCCCTTGGAAGGATTTCAATAAGAATATGGCTATATCAGTTGAATATGATCTTAACTACTAATGAAACCTATATTTGAGTTTGTAGTTAAACCTTCTGGTAGTAGATATAATAACTCAGTTGAAGTAGGAGATAAAAGTTTAATACTTAATACTGAAGTATTTAATCATCAATACGTAAATAGAGAAGCTACTATAGTATCAACACCTATATATAATCCTAAAGGATTAAAAGAAGGTGATACAGTTATACTACATCATAACGTATTTAGAAGGTGGCACAACGTTAAAGGTATAGAAAAAAATAGTAGAAGTTTTCTTAATGAAGATGAATACCTGGTTTCTGAAGACCAGATGTTTATGTACAAAAGAGATGGTCAATGGGTTGCAATGCCTGGGTTTACGTTCGTTAAACCTATAAAATCACAAAACAATTATGATCTTACCCCAGAAAAACCTTTAGTCGGGATAGTTAAATATTCCGACGGGGCTTTTCTACCTACACAGCTAGTTGGGTTTAGACCTAGTAGTGAATATGAGTTTATTGTAGATGGTGAGAGATTATACAGGGTTATGAATAATTTTATTACAATTGAATATGAATATAAAGGAGACGAAGAAGAATATAATCCAAGCTGGGCGGAAAGCGGTGGAAGAGCTAATTAAAGTAGCTAAAGAACCCATTGTAGATTCAGATGATGATATATCCGCTGACAGACTTAAAAATGCTGCTGCCACTAAGAAGCTAGCTATATTCGATGCGTTTGAGATTTTAACTAGGATAGAAGAGGAAGAGAGAATAATAAATGATTTAGAAAAACCTAAAGAGACTAAGCCTAAGTTTCAAGGTTTTGCTGAAAGAAGGAGTAAGTAATGTACAAGCAGACATTATACAAAGTAGTAGAGCCAATTAAACTAACTACCATCAATAGGCTTAATAAAGGTAAGAAGTGGAAGTATGGCTATGATAAAGAAGGTGATGTAGTTGTAATATCTAAGTCTGGTCAGATAGGTGAGATACTAGAGATACAAGGTTTAAAAATAGCTTTACCTAAAAAACCTAAAGAAGTATTCAGCTGCTCTAGTAAAAAGAATGATCAGAGATGGGGTAGGTTTGATATACCAGAAGCTTTTTCTAAAATAAAAACTAGGTTTGATTGGGATGATTACCCTAAAGAATTTAAAGAAACATATTATAGTTACATCGATCAGGAGTTTAGTAGAAGAGAAAATGGCTTTTGGTTTATGAACAACGGTCAACCTACGTATATACCTGGTAGTTATTACATGTATCTTCAATGGAGTAAAATAGATGTTGGCGCCCCAGACTTTAGAGAAGCCAACAGATTGTTTTTTATATTTTGGGAAGCTTGCAAAGCTGATCAGAGATGTTACGGGATGTGTTACCTTAAAAATAGACGTTCTGGATTTTCTTTCATGAGTTCGGCTGAAACCGTTAACTTAGCCACTTTAGCAAGTGATAGTAGATTTGGGGTATTGTCAAAAAGTGGTGGTGACGCTAAGAAGATGTTTACGGATAAGATAGTACCTATAAGTATTAACTATCCGTTTTTCTTTAAGCCTATACAAGATGGTATGGATCGCCCGAAGTCAGAGCTAGCTTATCGTATACCAGCTAAGAAGTTTACTAGAAAAAAGATGAGGGAGAACGAAGCCGAGGACGATATGCAAGGCCTTGACACTACCATCGACTGGAAGAACACTGGCGATAATAGTTATGACGGTGAAAAGCTTTCTTTATTAGTACACGATGAGAGTGGTAAGTGGGAAAGACCTGATAACATACTGAACAACTGGAGAGTAACTAAAACTTGTTTAAGGTTAGGTGGTAGAATAGTAGGTAAGTGCATGATGGGTTCAACATCAAACGCTTTGGATAAAGGTGGTGATAACTTTAAAAAACTTTACAATGATTCAGATGTTACCAAGCGAAATAGAAATGGTCAGACAAAGTCTGGTTTATATTCTTTGTTTATCCCAATGGAGTGGAACTATGAAGGATTTATTGACGAGTTCGGACTTCCAGTTTTTGATACACCAAACTATGACAGGAGAGGACCACACGGTACATTAATAGATATAGGAGTTGTAGATTATTGGGAGAACGAAGTAGAAGGTTTGAAAGATGATCAAGACGCTTTAAACGAATTTTATAGACAGTTTCCTAGAACAGAAGAGCATGCGTTTAGAGACGAGACTAAAAACTCATTATTCAACCTCATTAAAATCTACGAACAAATCGATTACAATGAAGGTAATAGAAATTCTTCAGTCCTTACTACAGGTAATTTCCAATGGGCTAACGGTGTTAAAGACACTCAAGTAAGTTTCAACCCCGACCCTAGTGGTAGGTTTAAAGTTAGCTGGGTACCTAACGGTAACATGCAGAATAATGTAATACTAAAGAACGGTGTTAAATATCCAGGTAACGAGCACGTTGGCGCATTTGGTTGTGACAGCTATGATATATCAGGTACTGTTGATAATAAAGGATCTAAAGGTGCTTTACACGGTTTAACTAAGTTTAGCATGGAAGATGCTCCGGCTAACACTTTCTTTTTAGAATATCTA